TAAACGATTGCGTGGCGTAACCTTCGGTTTCCAAGTCAAGACACACATCATCGAGTGCCACGTTGACGAAGCCACCAACGTTTTCGACAATGACCCAAGTGGGTTTTTTGTGCTTAATAATTTCATACATGTACGGCCAGAGGTGTCTGTCGTCTTCCTTGCCTTTTTGCTTCCCGGCGAGGGAGAACGGCTGACAGGGGATGCCTCCACAGATGAGGTCGAATTCTTGAATAAGTCTTGTTGGTTCATTTCCAATCTCCTTTAGGTCTTTATATATTGGCACATCAGGCCAATGTTTGTTTAATACTTTACGACAGAACTCATCATACTCACAAAAGGCTACAGTATCAAAACCACCTGTAGCTTCTAGTCCAAGGCTGAATCCTCCTATCCCGGAACACACATCTAATATCTTAATCATCTTTAATCTCAATCTTATTAAAAAGATCAGTGCCAACACCTAATCTTTTCTTTGCTATCTCTATGTATTCCTCGTTAATTTCAATCAATACAGCATCTCTATTATGTCCATTGGCTACTAAAGCCGTAGTTCCACTACCACCAAAGGGATCTAAAACCGTACCACCTTCAGGACAACCTGCTAACACGCATGGCTCTATTAAATCCATAGGGAAGGTTGCAAAGTGTGCTCCTTTAAATGGTTTGGTGGTGACTGTCCAAACTGAGCGTTTGTTTGCACCTTTAATTTCTTTATAATTTCTTTTTTCCATATTATGTTTATTTTTCCCGCCTAAAGCTCCTTGTGCGGTTCTTGCCCTAGCCATAATAAATCCTTTATTAGATTCTTTTATTGGCTCTCTAATAGATTCCATATCGCAATAATATTTACGACTCTTACTCAATAAAAATATATATTCATGTGCTTTTGTGCATCTATCTTTAACACTTTCTGGCATGGGATTAGGCTTGTGCCAAATAATATCCTGTCTTAAATACCAACCATCAGCTTGTAAGGCAAACGCTACTCGCCAAGGTATTCCAACTAAATTTTTAGGTGGTAAATTTGTTTTTACTTCAATATTTCCTTGTCTTTCTTGAAGTTCTTTTCTTCTGCTTACAACGTAACCTTCTTTTGAATTTGCGTTAAATCCTTTGCCTTTTTGTTGTCCGTAACTATCACCAAGATTTAACCAAACTGTGCCATCATCTCGCAACACTCGTTTTACTTCTCTAAACACTTCAACTAAGTTATTAACAAATTCTTCAGGTGTTTCTTCTAAACCTAACTGTTTGCCTTCGCCATAGTCTCTCAACCCCCAATAAGGCGGAGAGGTAATACAAGTATTAATAGATTGATCTTCTAGATCTTTAAGTCTGTCTAAACAACTACCATGTAATATCTTAATCATCACTAACCTCATTACCCCATACATCCCAACCATCTCTTTCATTTCTAGCAAACATTTCTAAATAATTATCAGGCGACATATCTTCTACCAAATCAAAAAATTCTTGTGGTTTTGTTGAGTGTGGTTTTTGACTAGGGCAAATTATATGATTAAGTTTTGCCATACTTTTAAACTTCTGCATTGGTTTTTTGTAAAAGCCTAATAAGCAAAATTCTGTAGCAAACTTATATCCAAAACAAGGCATCATGCCATTTGGTTTATTCCAAACCATAGTTAAATGATAATTAACATCCCAAGACTTTAATACATCAAAGGTATGTGGAAGCATTTTATTAGTAGTCCAAGTGTAAACATGACAACCTAAATTTGCTATATCTCCTATTGGTAATGCCTTTATTTCTTCAATAGTCATTGTTGGATAATCTAATTTTGTTTTTCTGTTTTTTCTTGTTTTAACCAAACCTGTCATTGATATATCCCAAGGCGGATCAAGAACTATTGTGTTATATTTTTTGTTTGGTAGTTGAATGTCTATGTTGTTACTCATACTTCGTTACCCCAACTATCCCAGCCTTCTGCTCTCTGCCTAGCGAATAGTTCTATGCGTGGAAGATCACCGCTTGAGTTTACAATTAAATCTCTTGTGCTACTTGGTTTTTGGCTATGCAACCTTGGGTTGACTTCCATAAACATATTTTTGGTTGTTTTATTAGTACACTTCATTTTTCCTTTTACACCAAAAATAATATGTTCGGTGCAACCTCTAAAGTAATAACCCATACCCATTTCAGGTGTTCCGTCTTTGTAGGTCTTTATCCATGTCAATAGGGTTTTATATTCAAACCCCCATGACTCGCAGACTTCTAAACCTTCTTTAATAAACGGATTAGTAACCCATAAATATAGATGTGCTTTATCTTCTGCTATGTCTGCTACAGGCATATTTTTTATATCTTTATTGGTCATGGTGGGATAGGTGTGTTCATTGCTACCATTTCCCCAACTCTCCTTGTACTTCCAAGGTGGATCAGCATAAATAATACTGTACTTCTTATTAGGTAATTTAATCAACTTCATTACCCCAACTATCCCAACCATCTACTGTTTCTCTTGCGAACAGTTCTATGCGTGGTAGGTCTCCAACCAGTTCTACAATTTTATCTCTTACTACATCTGGTTTTTGTGAGTGTTTTCTTATTCTATCGTCAACTATTTGATGTACTGATTTTGATACCCTTTTGGGTTTACCTTTAGTTGCCAATAAACATATCTCATTATTCGCTCTGGTCCAATGTCCTAATCCCCAAAACCAACTGTTAGCTTTCTTGTTTCTTTTTACCCAACTAAATCCACAAGTCTTGTAAGTAAATCCCCATTCTTCTATTGTTTCCAACCCTTCTTTTAATAAAGGATATGTAACCCACAATAAAAGAACACAATTATCATCTGCAATATCTTGTACTGGTAAATTATATATATCTTCTATATCCATACAGTCATAATGATTTTCAGCAGATTTTTTTTCTTTACCCTTGCCTGACCAAACTTTATAAGTCCAAGGCGGATCAGCATAGATAATGTTGTATTTTTTATTTGGAAGAGTCATTTTTACCCCAAGGTTTCTCCATTTGATTATCTTCTAAGTAATACCAAGTGTTCTTGCCTGGTACGCTATGTGTTTTTACCTTATCTCCAAGATACTTTTGAACATGTGATACACCATATCTTGCTGCTCTTTCTCCTGAAGCTAAGTCTTTCTCTTTCAATGCAGTTCTAGCCAGTAGCTCTAGGTCTTGCCTTGTATAGAACTTATACGAACTCATTGCTCCAGCTATGACTCTAGCTATCTCTACTTCATCAGGACTGTCTTGTGCATCCACAATCCTGAAGAAGCCACGTTCAAAGTCAAAGTAAGCTAGATGTTGATCAGGTTCTCTTGCATTTCTTGCTTCGTAGAACAATGAAACGTTAGGCTTTGTACCTGACAGCTTGATACCTGAATCCATCCAACCAGCAAAGGCACTACCACCACGAGCTGACATGAACGACAGATCGTCTGCCCTTTCTTTACCTGTGTGATGAGCAATGATGACTGCTACTTTGAATAAATCTATTAACTTATCTATCCTAGATAACATCTCATGAATCTCTGAGTTAGAGTTTTCTTCACCACTAAAGAAGTTAATAATAGGATCAATCATTAATAGGTCAGGCTTATGATACTCAATACTTTCTGCTATAGCATCCATATCACTGTCCCTCATAATGTTTTTTCTAAGTCTGCCTGATGCTATCAGGTTTGACTTGCCCAAGTTATATAGTTCTGGGTCATGATGAAAAGGTTTGTAATACATTTCTATTCTCTTCTTTAAGAACTCATGAATAATCTCTGCCTGTAGCCACATGACTTTAAGAGGTCTAGAGAATTGTGTTCCCATAAACTCTGTGCCTGTCGTGGCAGATGCAGCAAATGCCCCTAACCAATGAGACTTACCTATCTTTGGCTTACCTAACAATAAGACTCTTGATTGTTCAAATATAAATGCATCTCCCCAAAACTGTTCGATGCGACTTGAGTCCATCGTATCCCAGAAAGGATCATTAAAAGGTTTCAAACCTAATGGATCTCTTTCAACTGTTGTTTTTTTCTTTTGCTGATCAATAGGATCTTCTTGATCCATGATCTCTTTAAGTTCATCTGATAAAGGTATTTGCCATTGACTTGTGTTCCATTTAAGTATGCCTACATCAGTATGATCCTGGTTTCTTTTTAAATGGCCTGTGCAAATACTATTGGTTGTATGCAATACCTCTTGCACACTCATAGGTGGGTTGTTGGTTTGATTCCAATCTAATGCTTTGATAAGAACTTCACGCATTCCCCAGCCTTCCAAGATCCACTTGCCTACCAATCTTGCAAGCGTGTCATTACGCATTCCAGATTGCACACCATCTAGGGATAAAGGTGTCTTGCTATCTAAAATAATCTTTCCATCATTATTAAAGTCATAGATAACATTCATGTCTTGACTGTTAAGAATTGGAAGATCGTCTATTGAATCTATAATCATGTTATCAACTGTTTCAAACATATACTTATTAGAAGGACTGACCATGACATAGCCACCCTCTCCTCTAATATCTAATCGTCCTGTTGTATTTCGTATCGTAAGATTTGGATTGATTGCGTAGAAGTAATGATAGCCACCACGAGGAGTCTTTTGTTTGAGTGTAGTCCTTGTGATCTTTCCAGATTCTACAAAGTCACAAGCTTCTTGTGAGTCTGCATCTAATACAACAAAGGTAATGCCTGTTACCACTGCCCAATTGCATTTAGGAAATTGTTTATACCAATTCCCTATATCGTTTTTGCTAGGTTGATTTGTAATGTAGTCAGACCATTTGACTCTTGGTGTCTTGGACCATCGCTTTATTAAAACATCTTCTTCTTCGTTGGGATGTCTTGCTTTAAAGTAATCTGGGATTACATCGTCTCGTGAGCCACAAGGTATTAGATGAAAGTTGTTTTCATAATATGAAGCCAACATATCTTTTCGTGACCTATCATCGATCTCGTCTCCAACAAGATTGAATTGTAAATCGAGAGACATACTACCCCTCTATAGATCCATAGATGCCTTCCCAATCCAAAGCATGCCCGGTTAACTTAATAAGTTTCTTTGCCTGATTTACAGAGGGTTGCCTATTGCCATACCTCCAAGACTTGATTGTATCAACAGATACACCTAGCTCTTTAGCTAAAGGTTCTTCACCCCTCTTTTCTATATAATCTTTTAAATTCATGTCTCTCCTGTTTTAATAAAGTGACACGCTTCAAGTTTATGTGGATACTTTGTCTAGGGTGGCAAAGTATTTTTGAAACGTGTCGTGCTTTCCACAAAGCTTCTTTATAATAATTCTTTACTGACAAATTGTAAAGTATTCTCT